AGATTGAAACAGGTGGTGTTAATCTTAAAGGTGCAGTTGACCGTGTGTTTATTACACCTGAAAGAGAAATCATTGTTGTTGATTTGAAAACAGGTATACGCACACCACAATCAGACCTACAATTACAGGTGTATGCTTGTATGTTGGAACGTGCAACAGGAATTAGACCTGACTTTGGTGCATACTGGATGGCAAGACAAGGTGGAACCAGTACACCTGTTAGGTTAAATAAGTTTACATTAAAGAAATTAGATGAGATGGTTAGTCTCTTTCAGAAAGCGCGAGAGGATAACCTTTATCTACCTAATTTTGAGTCGTGTAAAATGTGCTCTGTACAAGAGTACTGTTATTGGGTAGACGGAGAAAAGTCTAGCCAGTTAGGAGAAATCAATGGCAACAAATGAAGCACTGTTTTCAGTTAGTATGAAAACAAAAAGTGGAACCATCCTCACATTACGTGCAGATGATTTCGAAACATTCTCTAAGAGTATCGCTGACGCAGTTGGTGGCAACATTAACTTAGTTGTCGGTGCATTAGAAGATATCGTTCACGGACAAGATGCTGTTGCTTACGCTGCGCAAGCGTTAGGTGCAACAAGTGTTGTGACTGAACCAAACATTGGCAACGGTCCTATTGCACCACCGTCAACAATTGGTTCATTCCCTGCACCTACCTGTCATCACGGTCCAAAGAAACATAAGAGTGGACAAGGTGCTAAAGGTCCTTGGCAAGCGTGGATGTGTCCATCTGCTAAAGGAACACCAGACCAATGTCAACCTATGTGGATTAAACGTGGCGAAGTTGGTTGGGTTGCGTAAGTGAGAACACTCACTAGAACAATTGGTAAAACTGAATCAGGTGGCGAACCATTGCCACCTGTGTTCAGGACGTTTGAACATTCCCAAATTGTTTTACGCCGTAGCGAAGTGAGTATGTTTGCTGGTGCTCCTGGTGCTGGTAAATCAACACTTGCTTTAGCGTTAGCAACTTGGATGAAAGTTCCTACCTTGTATGTATCAGCAGACACAGGTGCACACACAATGAGTATGCGTTTGTTCTCAATGCTTACAGGTAAGAGCCAAGATGAAGCAGAGAAACTTTTATCATCAGATGTTAAGTTCGCAAGGGAAGCAATCAACAAAGGTTCAAGTCATATCTTTTGGTCATTTGATGCAGCACCTTCCTTATCTGATTTAGATGAAGAAGTACTTTCATTTGAAGAAGTACACGGTGAGAACCCACACTTGATTGTGTTAGATAACCTTATCGATATCACTGATGGTGGTGGTGAAGAGTGGTCAAGTATGCGTCAGACTATGAAAGAGATAAAGTTTCTTGCACGAGATACTAACGCTGCCGTTCTTATCCTTCATCACACAAGTGAAGCATTTGATTCTAACCCTTGCCCACCAAGGGCTGCGATACAAGGTAAAGTTTCACAACTACCAGCATTGATTTGTACCATAGGTCAAACACCTAACGGTATGATGGGTGTTGCACCAGTAAAGAATCGTTACGGAAAAGCAAACGCATCAGGGAGTGAACCAGTTTATCTGTCATTCAACCCAGAGTTTATGTACCTTGCTGACCCAAGAGAATCTTTATGAGAAATATGGATGGCAGATGTTATATCTGTTCATCTATTTGGTACTGCACTTGCAATAACGAATCGAATATAGGTGAAGATGAGCAAGTCTAAACAAAAAGGTACGGCTGCAGAAACTGCTGTAGTTAAATACCTTAAAGCAAACGGTTTCCCTAAAGCAGAACGCCGTGCACTCCAAGGTAGTTTAGATAAAGGTGACATCTCAGGTGTTGATGATGTTGTGTTTGAAGTTAAAGACCACAAGAAGATGGAACTATCTGGTTGGGTTAAAGAGTTAGTAGTAGAAGTAGATAACGCAAATGCTGTAACAGGTGCAGTCATACATAAAAGAAAAGGAACAACAGATGTTGGCGAATGGTACGCAACAATGCCAGTGTATATGTTCTTATCTTTAATAAGAGAACTTAATGTCTGATTCACCTATCGCAAAAGTGTTGATGCTTTATGGTGCTGTAAAGGTACCATCTGGCAGAGGATGGCGCAGTATGAAATGTCCTTTTCATTCTGACCGTCACGCCTCAGCAACAGTTAACACTGAGGTGAATGCGTTCTCCTGTTTTGCCTGTAGTATTAAGGGAGACATTTTTAAAATAATTATGGAACAAGAAGGGATTGGTTTTCGTGAAGCAAAATCAAGAGCAGAAGAAATTACTGGAACAAGCAACATCTCATTACCAAAAGTCAATCAACTTGGCAGAAGAGTATCTCGCCAAGAGGGGACTATCTCTGGAAGACGCAGAGAGGTTTCGTCTGGGGGTAGTGAACCAACCACTCGTAGGTCACGAAGCGTATCAGAACAGGCTAGCGATACCTTACATAACTAGAGCAGGTGTTGTTGATATCAGGTTCAGGGCAATAGATTATTCTGAACCAAAGTATTTAGGTTTACCTGCATCTGTTACAAGACTTTACAATGTTGAAGCATACTTTCAGGCAACTGATTGGATATGTTTATGTGAAGGAGAAATAGATACCATCACACTTTCCAAACTAGGTTACCCTGCCCTTGGTATTCCTGGTGTAAAAAACATTAAGCCACATCATTACAAAATCTTGTCAGACTTTGACAGGATATATGTGTTCGCTGATGGTGACACAGCAGGTCGTGACTTTGCTAAAGACCTAGCAAGAAAAGTAGCAGGTGTTATACCTATCACCATTCCAGATGGTGAAGATGTTAACAGTTTATTTATTAAGAACGCTAACGGTTTCGATTGGTTCAAACAGAAAGTGGCAGCCTAATGTATAACGAAGTAAAGTTTGCTGAACTAACCTATGTGTACACAGATGGTTTAGCAGAGTTGTTGATTAAGAAACAAAAAGATTATGGACCAAAAAATATTTCTGATTCACCTGGTGGTCCACTTAATGGGTTACGTGTGAGAATGTTTGACAAACTTGCTCGCATCAATAACCTTGTTGAAACAGGTGTGACACCAGAGAATGAATCGTTACGTGATTCTTTTATGGACATAGCAAACTATGCAATCATCGCAATGATGGTGCTAGATAAACAATGGGAAGGCGTTGAATGAAACGCATCGTAGTCCTAAGTGATATGCAAATACCATTGCATAATAAACCAGCAATCAATGCAGTAATAAAGTTTGTTAAAGACTACCAACCAGATGAACTCTTTTGTGTTGGTGATGAGGCTGATTGTTTAGCACCAGCACGTTGGTCTAAAGGATACGTTGCTGAACACAGCAACTTACAAAGAGACCTTGATGAAACCACATCCATTATGGGTAAGTTTCGTAAAGCAATAGGACATAAACCTTTTCATCTTATGAGAAGTAATCACGGCGATAGAATACAACGTTACATTGAACGTGATGCGCCAGCGTTAGCAACACTTAGAGATTTGAAGTACGAAAAACTTTTAGGTTATCGTGATTTAGAAATCACTTACCATAATAAACTGTGGTCATTTGCACCTGGTTGGGTTATGGGTCACGGTGATGAAGGTGCAACCAGTAGGTACGCAGGTGGCACAGCAGTATCATTAGCAAGAAAGATTGGTATGTCAGTAGTATGTGGACATACACATAAGCAAGGAATAATCCATCACAACACATCATTCAATGGTAAACAAACATCAAGTTTGTATGGCTTTGAAGTTGGAAACATAATGGATTTGAAACAAGCAACCTACCTTAAAGGTGGTTCAGCGAACTGGCAATCAGGTTTCGGTATCCTATACATTGACAAAGGTAAAGTAACCCCAGTACCTGTACCAATGATAGGTAACTCATTCGTAGTAGAAGGAAAAGTTTACAAGTGGTAGATTACATAACAGAATACAATGCTTTAGTTAAGAACGTTGCATACTCTAAACATAAAGATTATTCAATGGTTCCCAAAGAAGATATAACACAAGAGTTATGGTTGTGGTTTCTTGAACACCCTAATAAAGTTGATGAGTGGTCCAAGATGGATGACCAGAAACTTGCAACCAAACTTATCAACAGGTCTTTACATAATCGTGCACACGATTTTTGTCAGAAAGAAAAAGCAAGAACAGTTGGTTACGAACTAGCAGACCTATCTTATTATCATCGTGATGTGGTTGAAGAACTTCTTCCATCAATCCTTACAGATGACTGGTCTCAACCAGTGTTCTCCGATGTTAATGGTGACAGAAAAACATTTGCACCCAGTGAAGGTGGTAACCTTATGGCTATGCAAGCAGATGTTTCCTATGCGTTTGAACGCATAAGCCCACATCATCAAGAAATATTATTGCAATGGTATTTGAATGGTCGTAACTCTAAAGACCTAGGTGTTGCTTTAGGTTTAACTGATAAGAATGCTAGGATGAAAGTGACCAGAGCCATTGATGCTATCATTAAAAAACTTGGTGGTCGTGCTCCAAGACCTGATAGGGACTACAGAAAACATTCTGATTAAATGACAAAAGAGGCAGGATGGATATTCCTACCCAACCTGCCTATAAAAGTGGCTAATTTTGCCCTTATTTGTCCTTAGAATCGGTGTTCAGGGTCACCTTAAACAGTGTCCAAACAGCAAAAGCACCAAGACAAATGATACCTACAACGTTACGTGTGTCACCAGGAGGTAGCACTATCCAAGCAATAGTTAAACCAACAATGGTAAAGGCTTCGCCAGCCCACGCATCAAGATGTTTCCAGATGAATGATAGGACACGTTTCATTTTATTTTATTCTCCTAGTTGTTGCAGCAGCAGACAGTTGTGTTACAATTATTGCACCAAGTACTACCTGTTGAGCCTGTTCGCGTTCTTCAGGTGTGAACTCAGACCCAAGATTGGATACGGTAGATAATGCAGCAGTTATGGATTCAGATATTTCTTGGAACGTTTCTTGCAGGTTCTCTGATAAAAATTCTGGAAGAAATTCAAGGACAGATTCAGTTTCATTTGTGGAAGAAATCTCTTCTTCAAAAAGGGATTCGGGTAAAGAAGGCAAAGAAGAAGGGAAGTCGCTAGGTGACGAATCAACAACTGCTTCTAAAGTATCTTGAACACTTGGAAGGGGAGATGGCTCAGGCGTTGAAGACTCTAATAAAACTACAGGGTTTGGCTCGGATGGCTCTTGAACTGGAACAACTGGAACCGTTGGAGATTCTGATGGAGAAGGAATATCAGACGGTGACGGAGAAGGAAAAGAAGGCTCAGGAGTTGGCTCATCGGTTGTCTGTGATGAAGACGGAACTGGGGTTGGACTAGGTGTCGGACTTTCAGTTAGCGAAGGGCTTGGCTCTGGTGTCGGTTCTGTCACTG